CTTTCATTATCTTCACCCTTCTTTATTTTAGCAGATTTTAGCTCGCTTGGCTAGATGTTAAGTTAATGACATTGGGCATACACCGACCCCATTCTCCATGTGGAGCTGTCCAACGGTCTGATCGTGGAGCGAAAGGGCAAGAACAGCAGCCTGAAAGTCATCGATCCCAACGGCAACAAGGCAGGGCAGCAGCTGCTGAACTCGTTCCTGTCTGCACTGGCACTGGATCTGCCTAAGTTCATGAACGCATCGGACAAGGAAAAAGCGGCGATCCTGCTGCAGATCATCGGCGTGGGCGAGCAGTTGACACAGATCGAATCTGAGGAAAGCCGGCTGTACAACCAGCGTACTGCCATCGGCAGAATCGCCGACCAGAAGCAGAAGTACGCCTCAGAGCTGCAGTGCTGGGAAAATGTGCCGAACACACCGGTTTCCGCATCGGAGCTGATCGCACGGCAGCAGGAGATTCTGGCACGCAACGGCGAGAACCAGCGGAAACGGGAAAACGCTGCCCGGTATGCACAGGAGCTCACCGCTGCACAGGCTGCCTATGACGCTGCCAAAAAGCGTCTGGAACTGGCAGAGCAGAACGCTGTGACCGCCCAGATGTCCGCACGGGATCTGCAGGACGAATCCACCGCCGAACTGGAAAAGAGCATTGCGGAGATCGACGCCATCAACATGAAGATCCGGGACAATCTGAACAAGGAACATGCCGAGGAAGAGGCAAAGGCCTACCGGCAGGACTACGAGGCACTGACGGAGCAGATCCACGCACTGCGGCAGGAGAAACAGGACTTGCTGCACGCCGCCGACCTGCCGCTGGAAGGGCTGACGGTGGAAAACGGAACACTGCAGTACCACGGCAAGCAGTGGGACAGCATGAGCGGCTCAGAGCAGCTGCGAGTGGCGGCTGCCATTGTCCGCAAACTGAATCCGGACTGCGGCTTTGTGCTGCTGGACAAGCTGGAACAGATGGACAGCGTCACCCTGCAGGAGTTCGGGCAGTGGCTGGAACAGGAGGGCTTGCAGGCGATCGCCACCCGTGTGTCTACCGGGGACGAGTGCAGCGTCATCATTGAGGACGGCTATTCTGTGGACACCCGTCCGGCACAGCCGGTGCAGCCAGAGCCGCTGATACCGCCAATCATTCAGAAAGCATGGACGAAAGGAGCGTTCTAAATGGAATTTCAGGAGACAAACGGCATTCAGACCGGTGCCGGCGTGAAACTGGTCATCTACGGACAGGAGGGCGTGGGCAAGACCTCTCTGGCGGCACAGCTGCCGGGAGCGGTATTTCTGGACTGCGAGGGCAGCACCTCAAAAATGAACGTCCGGCGGCTGCCAAAGCCCACCAGCTGGGAGATGCTCCAGCAGGAAGTGGACTTTGTGCTGGAATCCCACGCACAGCGGCAGTATCAGACCTTGTGCATCGACACCTTCGACTGGGCAGAACGCCTCGCCATTGCCCAGCTGTGCAGCAAGCATCAGGTCAACGGCATCGAGGGGTTTGACTACGGCAAGGGCTGGGAATACGAAGCGGAGGAGATCGGGCGGTTTCTGGATAAAACGGAACGGCTCATTCAGGCAGGAATCAACGTGGCACTGCTCTGTCATGCCATCACCCGAAAAACGTCCCTGCCGGAGATCAATTCGGATTTTGACCACTGGGAACTGAAACTGGGGAACAAGACCACCAACAAGATCGCCCCGCTGCTGAAAGAGTGGTCAGACATCACCCTGTTTCTGGCGTTCCAGACATACGTCATCGCTACCGACGACAAGGGCAAAAAGCACAAGGCGACTGCCTGCAACCGTGTGATGTACACCACGAAAACGGCGTGGTGGGATGCGAAAAACCGGTTCGGGCTGCCGGAGATGCTGCCCCTGGAATATGCGTCCATTGCGTCCGTCTTCGCTGCACCTGCACCAGCTGCCGCACCTGTTCCGAAAGCACAGCAGGTCATAGAAAAGGCACAGGCTGCCGGACTGCCCACGGAAAAGGATCTGGCGGAATCGGAGTTGCTGATTACCGCAGACGGGCAGTTGCCAGAGCCCCGGCAGACCGCCGAAGATGTCCAGACGCAGCACATTCTGGACGGCATCGCACCCCAGCTGGCACAGCTTATGGCAGCCGCACAGGTGCAGCCGTCAGAATTACAGGCAGTGGTGGGCAGCAAGGGCTATTTTCCGGCAGATATGCCCGTGCAGAACTATCCGCAGGACTTCGTGGAAGGCTGGTGCATTCCGTGGTGGCAGAATATCATGGGCATGATCCAGCAGAACCGGAGATAACCACAAAAAACGAAACCCCAGAAAGGCAGGTCAAACATGAACGAATACAACACAACCGCAAATCCGCAGGGACACGAACTTGGCTGGGACGACGAGATCCAGCAGGAGAGCAGCTTTATTCTGCTGCAGGAGGGCGACTACCGCTTTACCGTGGAGAAGTTCGACCGTGCCAGACATGCCGGCTCGGCGAACATTCCGCCCTGCAACAAGGCAATCGTCCACTTCCGGGTGTTCAGCCCGGACGGCAGCAGCGTTCTCCTGCAGGAGAACCTGTTTCTGCACACAAAAATGGAATGGAAGCTGTCCGAGTTTTTCGCCAGCATCGGCATGAAACAGAAAGGGCAGGCGGCACAGATGAACTGGTCACAGGTGTGCGGCAAGTCCGGCGTGTGCCATGTGAAAATCCGCACCTATGAAAAGCGGGACGGCGGCGGAACTGGACAGGCAAACCAGATCGACAAGCTGTATCCGTCCTACGATCAGCCCCAGACCACTCAGAACGCCCCACAGCAGCCTTGCATTGCACCTCAGTCCTCGTATCCGCAGAACAATGCACAGCCGTGGCAGCAGCCCCAGAACTACCCTCAGGGCGGCTGGAACAGGGGACAGTTTTAAGGAGTGAAACCCCTCAGTCACCTACGGTGACAGCTCCCCTGTTAGGGGAGCCAGTATGGAAAGGAGTACGATCATCATGCAAATGCGACCTTATCAGCAGGCGGCGAGAGAAGCCGTGCACCGGGAGTGGGACGAGGGCAGAAACCGGACGCTGCTGGTGCTGCCAACCGGTTGCGGCAAGACCATTGTCTTTGCCAAGATCACCGAGGACGAAGTCCGCAGCGGCAGCCGGGTGCTGATCCTGGCACACCGGGGCGAACTGCTCCAGCAGGCGGCGGACAAGCTGGAACGCACCAGCGGTCTGAAATGTGCCGTGGAAAAGGCAGAGCAGACCTGTCTGGGAGAGTGGTATCGTGTCACGGTGGGCAGCGTTCAGACCCTCATGCGGCAGAAACGCCTTGCCCAGTTCCCGCCGGACTACTTCCAGACCATTATCATCGACGAGGCACACCACGCCATTTCCGGCAGCTATCAGGTGATACTGGATCACTTTGCCGATGCCCATGTGCTGGGCGTGACGGCAACGCCCGACCGGGGCGACAAGCAGAATCTGGGCAAGGTGTTTGACAGTCTGGCGTATGAATATACCCTGCCACAAGCCATTCACGAGGGATACTTAACACCCATTCGGGCATTGACAGTGCCGGTGCAGATTGATTTCACCCATGTGGGGACGGCTGCCGGAGATTACAAGCCGGGGGATATTGCCACGGCGTTAGACCCCTATCTCGACCAGATCGCTGCCGAAATGGCAAAGCACTGTGCCGACCGAAAAACCGTGGTGTTCCTGCCGCTGGTCAAAACCTCCCAGAAGTTCCGGGACATTCTCTGTCAGCACGGATTCCGGGCGGCAGAGGTCAACGGCGAATCCGACGACCGGGAACAGGTTTTACAGGACTTTTCCGACGGCAAATACAACGTGCTGTGCAACAGTATGCTGCTCACCGAGGGCTGGGACTGTCCGGAGGTAGACTGCGTGGTGGTGCTGCGTTCGACGAAAGTCCGTGCCCTGTACTGCCAGATGGTGGGACGCGGTACGCGGCTGGCAGAGGGGAAAGACCACCTTCTGCTGCTGGATTTCCTGTGGAACACGGAAAAGCACGAGCTGTGCCGTCCGGCGTGCCTCATCTGCGAGGACGAAGAAGTGCAGCAGAAAATGACACAGCAGCTGGAACAGCAGCCCGGCGTGCCGGTGGACATCGAGGAAGCCGAGAGCAAAGCGTCCGAGGACGTGGTGGCAGACAGGGAGTCCAAGCTGGCGGAGCAGCTGGAATCCATGAAAAAGCGGAAGTCCAGGCTGGTAGACCCCCTGCAGTACGAGATGTCGATCCAGTCCCGGGATCTGACCGGCTATGTGCCGGCGTTCGGGTGGGAATCCAGTCCGCCGACGGACAAGCAGAAGAAAGACCTGGAGAAACGGGGCATCAACCCCGATGCGGTGGAAAGTGCCGGCAAAGCGGAACAGATCCTCCGCACAGTGGCACAGCGGCAGATCAGCGGACTGGCTACCCCGAAGCAGATACGCTGTCTGGAAAAGTACGGTTTTCTGCACGTGGGCGGCTGGTCCTTCGATGCGGCAAAGAATCTCATCAACCGCATTGCCGCAAACGGCTGGCGTGTGCCGTGGTCGATCACAGCGGCGGAGTATGTGCCGGAGGTGCATGGATAAATGGATTACAAAGACGACAACTTAGACGAACTGCTGGACTACATCGACCCGGCGGCTCTGACCTATCAGGAGTGGTGCGGGGTGGGCATGGCACTGAAAGATTCCGGCTATGACTGCTCCCTCTGGGACAGCTGGTCACAGCGTGACACTGCCCGGTATCACAGCGGCGAGTGCGAAAAGAAATGGCGGTCTTTCGCCGGCTCGGAGCACCCGGTCACTGCCGGAACAATTGTACACATGGCACTGGAAAACGGCTATCGTCCCCAGAGTGCCCCGAAAGAATCCAGAGCCCTCAGCTGGGACGATTACATCGGGGAGGACTATGCCATTACAGGACCGTGCCAGACACAGGCACTTCCGGTAAAGCCGCTGTTTGCACAGTGGAATCCAGTGAAAGAGATCAGCACATATCTCAGCACTTTGTTTCAGGCAGAGGAGAACGTGGGCTATGTGGTACACAGTTGGAAAAATCAAGACGGAAAGTATCTTCCAGATGCCGGCTGCTGTGACCGGACTGCCGGAAAACTGCTGGAAGATCTGACGTATTGCGAAAATGATCTTGGTGCAGTTTTTGGCGACTACGATCCGAGTATCGGAGCATGGATCCGATTCAATCCATTGGATGGAAAAGGCGGTAAAAATGAAAATGTCACAGATTTTCGTTATGCTCTGGTAGAATCTGACGGAATCCCGATTGAACAGCAAAACGGAATTATGCGTGATCTGCAATTGCCCATTGCCTGCCTTGTCTACAGCGGCGGAAAAAGCCTGCACGCAATTGTGCGAGTGGAAGCCGGCAACGCAAAAGAATATCGGGAACGAGTGGCATTTCTGTATCAAATCTGCGACAAGAACGGCTTGCAAGTTGACCGTGCTTGTAAAAATCCTTCACGGCTCTCCCGAATGCCCGGCGTTGTACGTGGAGAAAAGAAACAGTATTTGGTTGCGGTAAATATCGGAATGGGCAGCTGGGACGAGTGGAAGGACTACATCGACAGCGTCACCGACGATCTGCCGGAGTTTGAGAATATGGCGGAGATATGGGAGAATATGCCGGAATTATCACCGCCTTTGATTGAAAATGTACTGCGGCAGGGACACAAAATGCTGTTGGCTGGACCGTCGAAAGCTGGAAAATCTTTTGCACTGATTGAACTTTGCATTGCGATGGCAGAGGGGCGAAAGTGGATGGGTTGGCAATGCACCAAGGGAAAAGTGCTGTATGTCAACTTAGAACTGGACAAGGCTTCCTGTGACCACAGAATCCATGATGTTTATACTACTTTGCAGATACCTCCGGTCAATATTCGGAATATTGAAGTGTGGCATTTGCGCGGCGTAACCGAACCTATGGACAAACTTGCACCGAAATTGATTCGTCGGGCGAAAAAGCAAAACTTCATTGCCGTCATCATCGATCCCATTTACAAGGTCATCACCGGCGACGAGAACAGTGCCGACCAGATGGCACATTTCTGCAACCAGTTCGACAAGGTGTGCACCCAGCTGGGCTGTGCGGTGATCTACTGCCACCACCACAGCAAGGGGGCACAGGGCGGCAAGCGGAGCATGGATCGTGCCTCCGGCAGCGGCGTGTTTGCCCGTGATCCGGATGCACTCATTGATATGACAGAGCTGGAACTGACGGATGAGATCCTCAAACAGGAGACCAATTCTGCCATCTGTGAAGCCTGCATCGAGAAGTTGCGGCAGCACGCTCCGGCAGTGCTGGCGGATGCCGCACCGGACGAGCTGCTCAGCCATGTGGAATCCCTGAAGCTGTGCCGGGACAATCTGCCGCCGGCGGTGTACGAGGGTTTTCTCGGCGAGATCGAGGCGGTCAAGCGGACAGTGCGGCAGCGGACTGCATGGCGGCTGGACGGCACCCTCCGGGAGTTCCCGAAGTTCGAGCCGAAGAACCTGTGGTTTCGGTATCCGGTGCACGTGGAGGACACCGTGGGCGTGCTGAAAGACCTGCAGGCAGAGAGCGAGATGCCGCCGCATCAGCGTGGAAACAAGAAGCGTGGAGAGAAAACCAAGGAGACCTATGCAGCACAGAAAGCCGACAAGAAGGCAGCTCTGCTCAATGCGTTTCACGCCTGCAATATGGACGGGGCAGTGACGCTGAAAGACATGGCGGAGTATCTGGGTATCAGTGAAAAAACCGTCCGCCGCCGTGTCAAGGACTGCGGAGAACTGACCATTGCGGACAACAGCATTCAGCTGTCGGAAGTGGAAAATAATGGTGGGACAAAACGAGGGACAACAGTGTATATATAAATATATACTTGTCCCTGTCCCTGTGTGACAGTCAATGACAACAAGTAACAAGAGTGCGAATGCACGGCACTCTTGTAACACTTGTCGTCTGACATTGACAAAAGCAAACCCGAAAAAACCAGAAATGGAGGTACGAACATGACAAAATTTTTCATGCCCATGCTGCCGCCGACCAGTACGCACCAGCAGGTGGGACATACCATCGACAAGCAGGGACGGCACCGGTTCTACCAGCGTGGAAACGGCGAGGCAGAGGCAAAGCTGACCGCCCATCTCATGAAGCACATTCCGGAGCAGCCGTACAGCGGTGCGGTTCGTGTGGTGGTGAAGTGGTGCTATCCCAGAAAGGCAAAGCACCAGAACGGCGAACCCTATACCAACAAGCCGGACGTGGACAACCTGTGCAAGGCACTGTTCGACATCATGACCCGGCTGCACTACTGGAACGATGACAAGCAGATCTACAGTGCAGTGGTGGAGAAGTTCTGGGCAGATGTGCCGGGGGTGTTTGTGGAGATCGAGGAGGCAGAGGAGCATGAGTGAGATTAAATTGAAAAACTGTCCGTTTTGTGGTGGCGAGGCGGAAATGGGATTCCGTGACGCTAGTGCTTTTGTGATGTGTACAAAATGCCTTGCAAGAAGTAGAACGGTTGTGGCGTGTGTTGACTATACTGCGAGAGAAGTTGCTGCTGATGAATGGAATCAGCGGACAGACCAGCCGCCGAAAGCACGCTGGACACGAGAAGATGTCACGAGTTACGACGGTGAAACGATCAAGAATGGGGCTGCTGTCTGTGGTAGATGCAAAAAAGCGTTTTTTATGCCGACAGATACGTTTGATTACTGCCCGAACTGCGGAGCAAGAATGGACTTGATTGAAACAGATGATGACCTTTTACGGTTGATTCAGAAAAAAACGGAGGGAGAGAAATGAGTGAGGTTAAAAGCTGCCCGTTTCGCAAAAGCGGAACGTATATCAGCATCGATGATTACCGCAAGAAAAACGGTTGCTTAGGCTGCGATCTGGAATCAACTGAGTGCTGTGCGGACTGCATTGTGCCGGAGACCTGGGAGGCAGATGTAGCACCTGTGATACACGCACATTGGATTGAGAAATGCAGTAAGGTATATTGCTCTGCGTGCAGAAAAAGCAATAAGGCGTATCGGTCACCGTACTGTCCACATTGTGGTGTGAGAATGCACGAGGAGGCACAGCCATGAACACCAAGCACTGCGAAACCTGCGGCAAGCCGCTGATCGGCGTGAAAGGTGACCGGAGATTCTGCAACGCCTGTGCCATACGCCGGCGAAAAGCGTATCAGAAACAGTATCGGGAGAACCGGAAGAAACGCTAATACACGCCGAGCGTAAGCCTAACGCACGCGAGCGTTGACCGAGCATAACTGAGTGAAAGAAAGGAAGATGACACATGACCCTAGAAACCCTGAAACAGTGCCGCAAAGCCGCAGTCGATGTCAGAAAGGCAGCAAACCGCCTTGCAGAACACAGAGCATCTGCCGGAAACATCAGCGGCATGCGGTACGGTGATACCCCTCACGGACGCGGGGAACCGCTTGCACCGCAGGAGGCGTACTTGGTAAAGCTGGAGCAACTACAGGAAGAATGGTTCCAGTGCGACGAAGTTCTCGTGCCGCTGGCAAGAGAAGTGATGCGGCTGTCATCACGCCTGCCATACCCGCAGAACCGTCTGATCGAAGACTATTACATCATGGGTGATGATTGGAGTACTATCAACGAGCTGCACGGACTGAACCGGCAGCAGTCCCGTTATCAGGTGCGGAAAGCCCTTGAAAAAATTCTGGAAAGGGCTTGACATTCAACATCATTTGTGCTATAATTGATAGCATAAGATACTGTGCCTGACGGTGTAACGCCGTCGGGCATTTTTTATGCCATTTTACCGGAGGGGAGGACATGGCAAATGCAGAAAACCTGATTCCATTCGATGAACGAACAGAGAGCGAACAGAGAGAAATCGCGAGAAAAGGCGGCATCGCTTCAGGAGCGTCCAGAAGGGCGTACAGGAGCCTGAAACAGGCGGCAAAGGCTTTTTTTCGGGAGAATGATGACGCGGCAATGCAGCTGATACAGGCACTCTACGAAGAAGCCAGAAACGGCAATGTGAAAGCTTTGGAGAAGCTGGAAGATCTGATCGGCGAAACCGTCCAGCGGGAAGAACTTGCCATGAAGAAGAAACAGGCGGCGGCACAGTCCAAGCCGGACAACGGCAAGACTGCGGAACTGATCGCCGGCATGCAGGAGGCAGCAGATGATCTACACGAAGAAGCAGCGGCAGCTGCTGGGACTGTGGAAGCGGAAACAGCTGCGCCGGATTAACCTGCTGGAGGGCTCGGTGTCTTCCGGAAAAACGTGGGTGTCGCTGGTGCTGTGGGGCTTCTGGGTGGCGACCATGCCGGCAGACAAGCTGTATCTCATGTGCGGCAAGTCCCTGACCACGCTCAAACGCAACTGCCTGATACCGCTGGAAGAACTGTTCGGGCGGAGCAATTTCCAGTTTTCCACATCGGCGAAAGAGGCGTATCTGTTCGGACGGCGGATCCTGCTGGAGGGTGCAAACGATGCCCGCAGCGAAAGCAAGATACGCGGTCTGACTTTGCAGGGGGCGTACTGCGACGAGCTGACACTGTTTCCGAAGGACTTCTTCGTGATGCTGCTGTCCCGTCTGCGTGTCCCCGGTGCGAAGCTGATCGCCACCACCAACCCCGACAGCCCGGAACACTGGCTGAAAAAAGAATACATCGACCGACGCGCGGAGCTGGATATGCTTGTCGTGCGTTTTTTGCTGGACGACAACACCACGCTGGATCCGCAGTATGTGACCGCTGTCAAGGCAGAGTATACCGGCGTATTCTACAACCGATTCATTCTGGGGGAGTGGTGTCTGGCGGAGGGCATTGTCTATCCCCAGTTTGACCGGACACAGCACGTGCGGCAGCTGGACAGCCCGCAGGGCAAGTGGTACATCTCTGTAGACTACGGCACGCTGAACGCCTTTTCAGCGGGGCTGTGGTGCTATGACGGGAAGCAGGCGTATCGTGCCGCAGAGTGGTACTACAGCGGCAGAGCACAGCGGCGGCAGCTGACCAATACCCAGTATCTGAAGCACATACAGGCACTGGCAGGCGGCCGGAACATTGAAGCTGTCGTCGTGGACCCGTCAGCAGCTTCGTTTATCACGGAACTGCGGCAGGCAGGTTTTACCGTTCGGAAAGGGAAAAACGATGTGGTGGACGGTATCCGCAGAGTTTCCACGGCATTGCAGCAGGGAAAGCTGCTGTTTTCGCCGGCGTGTCAGGACTGCATTCGGGAATTTTCCTTGTATCGCTGGGACGAAAAGGCAGCAGAGGACAGACCGATCAAGGAGAATGACCACGCCATGGACGACGTGCGGTATTTTGTCAACACCGTTCTGCGGCAGCCGGTAACGCTGTCCCACTCCGGATTGACGTTGTGAGAGAGGTGAGAAAATGTTATATCCAAGACAGGAATATTACATCATGCCGCAGGAAGCGGAACTGACGGCGGAAAAGCTGGGGGAGTGGCTCCGTCGGCATCAGCGGGACTGCGAGCGTATGCAGTATCTGAAAGACCTGTACGAAGGGCGGCACCCGATCCAGCTACAGCCGAAGAAAGAGCCGTGGAAGCCGGACAACCGCATCATCTGCAATCACGCCAAGTACATTGTTGATCGGTTCAACGGTTTTTTCTTGGGAATTCCGGTAAAGACGATGCACCCTGACGAAGCGGTTTCGGCGGAACTGGAGGAGATCCAGAAGTACAACGATCAGGACGACAACAACGCGGAGCTGTCGAAGTATTGCAGCATCTACGGCAGCGGCTTCGAACTGCTGTACACCGATGAAGATGCCAGAATCCGCATCACCTATCTTTCGCCGCTGGAATGCTTCCTGATCTACGATGATTCCGTGGCGAGAAAATCGCTGTACGGCGTGAGGTATTATAAAAATACCGACGGCGAAACTGTGGGCAGTGTGTTCACGGCATCGGAGGTGATCCCGTTTTCTGACAAGGACGGTCTGCACTTCGGTACACCGGAGCCGCACTATTTCGGCGGTGTGCCGCTGATCGAGTACATCGAAAACGAAGAACGGCAGGGTGCTTTTGAACAGGTGGAAAGTGCGATCACCGGCTATGAAAAGGCAATTTCCGAAAAGGCAAACGACGTGGACTATTTCGCTGATGCATACTTGCTGATGCTCGGGGTAAATGTGGACAAGGACGACCTGCACTTCATGCACAGCAACCGCATCATTCACGTGGGAGAACTGGACGCGGAAGAACTCAACGCTGTCCGAGTGCAATTTTTGCAGCGTCCTTCGGCGGACACCACGCAGGAAAATCTGCTGAACCGACTGGAAGATCAGATCTACACCCAGTCCATGGTGGCGAATATTTCAGACGAGGACTTCGGCGGCAGCTCCGGCACGGCACTGGCGTATAAATTACAGCCCATGCGGGATCTTGCAGCGGGGAAAGCGAGAAAGTTTTCCAGCGGCATGAACCGGCGTTGGCAGCTGGTCGCGGCTTCTCCGGCTTCCAGAATGCCAGCAGACGCATGGAAAGCGATCACGTACCGGTTTACAGAGAATCTGCCGAAGAACCTGCTGGAGGAAGTACAGGCAGCCGCACAAATGGCTGGCATCACTTCCCGCGAAACCCAGCTTTCCGTGATCTCTGCGGTGGACGATCCGCAGACGGAGCTGCAAAAAATCGAAGCGGAAAATGGCACGATTCCGGAGGACAGCTACAAGGCGGAACGCAGTGCCGGCACAGAGGTGACTGCCGATGCCGAATAAGTCCTCTCCGGCGTACTGGCACGACCGGAAAGTACAGTATGATGAAACCCTAGGCAAAGACGAAAAGCGGCTGTACAGCAAGCTGGCGGCGTACTATGAGAGAGAAGCGGCACGGCTGGACAAAGAGATCGCGGCGTACTACGCCAAGTACAGCATCAACGGTGTTTTGTCGTACCGGAATCTGCTGGAAACGCTGCCGGACGAGGACAAGCTGCTGCTGATCGAACAGCTGGACGAGTTTGTGAAAAAGTATCCGGCGTATGCCGACCTTGTGCCGGTGCGGGAATCAATCTACAAGCTGAACCGGCTGGAGGGACTGCGGCAGTCCATTGCCATGCAGCAGCTGCACATGGGAGCCTATGAGCAACAGCAGGCGTTGGCGTTTTTCCAGCGTCAGGCTCTGCGGTACGCCAACGGTGCGGCTTCTTTTCTGGGACTGGGCAGCAGCTTCTGCCGGCTGGACAGTGATGTCATTCGTGCCACGGTGGGGAACAAGTGGTGTGACGGCAAGGACTTCTCGGAGCGTATCTGGGACAACCGGAAGAAGCTTGGAAACACCCTGCACACGCAGTCCGTGAACGGTGTAATCCGCGGGGACGATTACCACCAGCTGGCACGGCAGATTCGGGCGAAGTTCGTGAAAGTTTCCCAGAAGAACGCAGAACGGCTGACCTTTACGGAGGACACGTATCTTTCCAATGAAGCGGCCATGCAAGTGTTTGAACGGGAAGCAGCGGTCACGGAATACGAATATGTTTGCACCGGTGATGCGGAAACCTGTGACATCTGCCGCGGGTTGAACGGGGAACGGTTTCCGATCTCCCAGCGTATGCCGGGGACGAATTTCCCGCCCATGCACCCATGGTGCCGGTGCTTTTTTGATCCGGTCATTCCGGAGAAAAAGACGTTGACTTCTGGGGCGGATAGTGGTATAATAAAAACAGGACTTAGGATTGATCCACAATTTTTTTCAAACAAAAATATTCCTAAGATGTCAACGCTGCAATTGGAAAAGTCCATTAAATCGTGGCAGGCAGAAATAGAAGAACACAAGAAGAAAATTTCTAATCCGAAAAGTTTTTATCCAAATTGGGATACTTTTGAAGAACGGTATCAAAATGGACTGAAAAAACATTGGGAACATGAGATAAAAACATTTTCCGACAATATTGAACAGGCAAAAAATGAAATAAAAGAGCGAGGTGATTCTAATGAATGAGAAAATAGGCTATCTTTTGTCCGATTTGCTGGACGAAATGAAACACAGGAAAGAAGAATCTGATAATGCGTTAAAACAAGAAAAAGATTCATTTGAAGAAGGACGGAACCTTGCATATGCTGAAATAATTGAAATGATAGAATCACGTGCTAACATTTACGATGTCGATTTAAGATGAAAAAAAAAGATTTTTTGGAGCTGATACCGTGGCAAAAAACGACATGGAAGTTATCATGTACAAAATCCTCCGGTACTTGTACGAGTGTATGAAGACTGGGAAAACGCCGGATTTGGCAGACATCATGTGGAATTGTAAGATGTTTGACATTCCAAAGGCATACTGGCTTGCAATCATGCGGGAGCTGATCGAAGACGGGTATGTTGGCGGCTTGCGTTTTGTCGGTGCAAAAGACATGGAACAGGTGCTGCAAGTCGGGAATATCAAGATCACCAAAAAAGGGCGTGACTTTTTGAAAGATGAATCTGTGCTTTCCAAGATCAAGCCTGTTTTAGGCACTGGATTTGAAGCCCTTGTAACTGCTGTGGCATCTACAATTATGCCGTAAAAATATTTTCAAGGCTTCTCAAAATGTGCGGTATTTTGAGAAGTAAAACCGAATATCACAAAAAGCATCTCAAACGAGGTGCTTTTTTCATGCCCGAAAGGAGAAACCTATGGAACAAAAGGCAAAAGAAATCCTGCTGGAAAAGCTGGAAGAAATGGCAGAAGTCACACCTGATGCATTTGACGACCTGCAAGGCTATGCGGTGTTGTGCAGTGCTATGGCAGAGGTGTGCAACGCCATTACACAAAAGGCATAAATCAGCCCCGACCACGGGCATAAACTGGCGGAGGGCGGAAAACAAGAACAATTCAGCCAGCGGGTACGGCGTTCTTATTTGTAAAATCAGCATCTGAGCAATCAGGTGCTATTTTTATACCCTAACGAAAGGAGCGAGGGAACATGCAGATGCTGTTTTTCCACGGTACATTCTGCCCGCCCTGCACATCAACGCAGAAAGCGGCAGAGCAGTATGCCGCAGAGGTTGGCGTGCCGCTGTATACGTTCCGCTGTGACGATGTGTACGGCGGCAACGATATGGCACGGCAGAATCACGTGCAGCACATTCCGTGTCTGATTCTGAAAAACGATGCAGGCGAGGAGCTGACACGCACCGAAACGGCACACACGCCGGAAACGCTGCATCAGTCGTTTGATGCGTACCTGAAGGAGGTGAAACCAAGTGCATGATGAGGGAAATCCGAATATCGACACTACCGCCGCCGGAGCAACCGCCGGCAGCGAATCCGAAGCCGCAAAAGGCTCCGCAGAAAACGCTGCCGGTCAAGGGCAGCAAGCCGAACCGCAGGGAGAAATGACCGCAGAAGCCGTTGCCGCACTGGTGCAGAATGCCCTGCGGGACTTCGCACAGCAACAGCAGGCACAGCAGACCGAAGCGGAAAAGCTGGCAGGCATGAACGGCACACAGCGGCTGGAATACGAACGGGACAGCTACAAGAACCAGCTGGAACAGCTGCAAAAGCAGATGAACCTGTCCCAGATGCAGGCGGCCGCACGGTCGATGCTGGCGGAAAAACATATCCACGCCGCAGACGGGCTGATCTGTGCCATTGTGACGGAAGATGCGGAAACCACCAAGAAAAACGTGGAGGATTTTGCAAAGATGTTTACCGATGCAGTGGAAGCCGCTGTCAAGGAACGCCTGAAATCCGACACGCCGCGAACCGGCGTACCGGCGGGAAAAATGACCAAGGAACAGATCTTCGCGATCTCGGACGCAGAACAGCGTATCGATGCCATTCGAAAGAATATAGACCTGTTCCAGTGACGAAAGGAGAAAGAACATGGCAGTACAGGAAAACACCAACTTGACCACCGACTTTGCGAAAGCACAGTCCATTGATTTCGTGAACCGCTTTACCGGCGGTATTAAGAAGCTGCAGGAGATGCTGGGCATCACCAGACGGCAGGGGCTCTCGGAGGGCTCCACGATCAAGACCTACAAGAGCAGCGTCACACTGGCAGACGGCAACGTGGCGGAGGGTGATCTGATCCCGCTGTCCAAGGTGGAAAAGACGCTGGACAAGACCTATGAACTGGCATACAAGAAGTACCGCAGGGCAGTGACTTTGGAAGCGATCCAGCGGAGCGGATTCGATCAGGCAGTACAAGAGGCGGACACCGCCCTGCTGCGGAAGATCCAGAGCAACATTCGCACAGACTTTGCTGCTTTCCTTGCCACCGGTACCGGCACGGCTGCCGGAAACACCATGCAGGCGGTTGTGGCAGATGCATGGGCGAAGCTGCAGGTGCTGTTCGAGGACGACGGTGCCGGAAAGGTCATCGTTCTGGCAAACCCGATGGACGTTTCGGCTTATCTGGGCAGTTCGGACATCACCACACAGAACGCGTTCGGCATGACCTATTTCAAGGCGTTTCTGGACGTATCCATGATGACAAACGCCAGCGTGCCCAAGGGCAAGATCTATGCCACTGTTTCGGATAATATCAATCTGGCATACCCGTCCATTTCCGGCGGCGAGATCAGCAAGGCGTTCCACTTCACCACCGATGAAACCGGTCTGGTGGGCATCACACACGCCGCAGACTACAGCCGCACCAACTACGAAACGATCATTCTGACGGCTCCTACCCTGTACGCAGAGCGTCTGGACGGCGTTGTGGTAGGCACCATTTCTGCGGAATAATGGGGCTGCTGGAACGGGTGCAGGTGCGACTTGCCGGCGAGCCGAAAACAGATCAGACAGAGCAGCTGCAGGAACTGTGTGATCTGGCAAGCGTGCGTATCTGCCTGCGGGTGCGGGAACCGACACTTCCCGACCTGCTGGAACCAATTGCAGCCGATGCCGTGGTGAAGCTGTGGCGGCGGTGGAACTATGAGGGGATCTCCTCCGAAAACGGGGACACCATTTCCACCAGCTTCGTGGAAGACGTTCTGGCTGAGTACGACGACGAATTCGCCGCGTATGCAGAACAGCAGGACAAAACCAACGGTAAGAAGCAGATTCACTTTTATTGACGACTGGGGGTGTGTGATGCGGTATTTTACCATTGCATTCTTGACAAAGGAAACGACCGGCACGGACGTGCTGGGGAATCCGGTCACGGAATGGCTGACTGCAAAAACGTGGTACCGCGGGCGATTTACGGAATGGAGTGCCGAAGAAATTGCACTGGAAGGGCGGGAAGTCACCAAGTCGCAGCGAAAACTGCTGACAGATGCCCCGCTGTCTGTGTGCAGGGCTGCCGACGGGGTACAGGCGGACAGCGGGGAAACATTTCGTGTGCAGTCGGTCAAAGACCTTCACGGGCGGTGGCGGCTGCTGTATGTGGAAAGGTGGCGGGTATAATGGCAGGATTTCAGGTCGTGCTGGACGGCATGAAGCCGTTTGTAGCAAAGCTGCAGGAGAAGTCGCAGGAGGATTTTCTGAACTGCTGCAAACGTGCCACGCTGCTGCTGCGGAACAACGCCCGCAAGAAAACGCCGGTTGCCAAAAGTACGGTATATCAGGACGCTGCGGGCAACACGATCGGGCAGCACAAAGGCGGCGGTCTGCGGCGTTCCCTGCGGCTCACCATGCCGTCTGAATCGACAGACGGTGAAGTGGGATACACCATACACTACGCACCCCACGTGGAGTACGGACACCGGCAGACGATCGGGCGGTATGTGCCGCAGATCGGCAGGCGGCTGAAAGCCGGCTTTGTGTCAGGGCAGTATTTTTTGCGGGGAGCCGTAGAAGAAACCAAGCCGTCGTTTTATCGTGATCTGAAGGAGGAATTGCAGAAATGATGTATCGCAAGCTGGGCTTTGCCGAACTGGCTGCGGCAGTCTTACAGGTCCTGCGGGAAAATACCGCGTATGATGTGTATGACGCTGTGCCGGAAGATGCCGAAAGCCCGTTTTTGTTTGCCGAAGTGGTGGGCAAGCGGGACAGCTCCAGCAAAACCACATGGAAAGAAACGTTTGTGCTCCATATCCACTGTATCGCCAAGCCCTCCCATGCAAGAACAGAGGTGTATCAGATGATACAGAAGGCAGAGGAAGCCATGACAGCACCGCTGGAGCTGCCGCAGGGCGTAGAGTGCCTGACACAGACAGAAACCGGCGTACAAGCCATGCAGCTGGACGAAACCGGCGAGTGGCATGCCGTACTCGGATATGAGATCATGACAAGCTATGGACTGAAATGCAAATAAGGAGGAAAGAAAAATGGCTGAAAATTTTGACAGCAATGTATACTGCGAGTTTCCGGAAGCGGTCGCAAAGGCAGGCAAGGACATTCTGATCTGTCTGTTTAACTCTGACGGCTCCAAGCTGCTGGCGATTGCCGGACAGCAGAGCCTGACGATCAATCGCAGCGTGGACACTGTGGACACCACGTCCAAGGACACCAAGGGCGGCTGGAAATCCCAGATGGCGGGCATGAAAGAGTGGTCGGCTGACACAGACGGTGCCTATGTCATGGGTGCAGAATCTCACAAGGAACTGCAGAAGTACTTCACAAGCGGCGATCTGATCTGCATCAAGATCGTGGACATCAAGGAAACCAAGTCGCTGTTTGGCGGCATGGCAGTTCTGACAGAGTACACGCTGGAAGCACCGTTTGACGATGCAATGACATATTCCTGCAGCTTCGCGGGAAACGGACCGCTGGTAGACCTGACAGCACTGTCTACAGAAGCTGCCGGAAAAGTTACCGCAATGCCGGCATAAGGAGGAATAAAGCATGGCACAGAAAACCTATGAGATCGACGGAGAAACCTATCACCTGCACTACAGCATGGCAAGACTGGAAGCCGCAGAACAGGCGGCAGGCTGCTCTGCCTTTGAGATCGTGGCGGGCATGTCCCAGAACCGGACACCCCGCATCGCAGTTGTCAAGGTGTTTTTCGCCTATGGGCTGATGAACAGCGGCGGCGTATATGCTCCGCTGAAAAAGGCAACCGCATTCGCGGAAAAGGAACTGGAATCCAGCGGCTATGTCACTGTGACAGGGGAAGTCTATGAGCAGCTGGCGGAGGACTGCGGTTTTTTATTCCAGTAAGGCTCGTTCAGCTGGAATATCTGGGCGGAGCTGTTCCCAAACCAAAAAGCAAGCAGGAGGCGGCGGAAGATGCACGGTATCAAAACGTGCAGGATTTCGCCTTTTTTGCTGCAAATTTTGGATATTCCAAGGCAGAATACATGGAATTGACTCCCGCGGAAAAGCGATTCCTGTTGAAAGCCTACGAAGAAAAAGTGGTTTCCGATTCCACGCTGCTTGCCGCGGCGGTCGCCAATGCCGTGGGGAATGTACTGCGGAAAAAAGGCAAAAAGCCGAAGAAGCTGTGGCAGAAATGCCCCCGTCACGCAGACCAGCAGGAACGACAGCGTATCGTAGAAGCCGCGAAAAAAATCGAAGCAACAGAGGGGAAAGCGTGGGTTGATCTGATCTATCAGGCAAACGGCATGCGTCGGAGAAAGGTGGTGAATACAGATGCGTGAACCGGAGTTTTATACTGTGCAGCGTTCCGGTGTGCGGTTTGACAGCGACGGCATTCCCATAAAAAACGCAGACGGCAGCCATCACGTCTACTACGGCGTGTCCTACGACATGCTGCAGGACGCGGTCGAACAGGGCTTTGTCAATGCTTCTGCTGTGTGCCCGACAGTGCACAGCTGGGAGGACTGGGGGCTGTTCTGGATAGATGCAGAGATCACGCCGCCGGAAGTGGAAACGCTGATCGAAACCGTCCCCGGCAGAACGGGAGTGCTGGACTATTCCGAAGTGCTTGCGGGAATGCCGGTGTACCATAACCGCACGGTCACGCTGACATTTTGCAAGCTGGGGGCTATGAATCAGTGGCACGAGGACTACAGCCGTATCCTGTCGAAGCTGCACGGGCAGCGGTCAAAGTGGATACTGGATACCAACGCCGGCTATTACTTCGAGGGGCGGTGCAGCGTGTCGTCTGTGCGGGAGGACGGGGCGTACAGCACGTTTACGATCTCCATGGATGCGGCACCGTTTCAGGTGTCGGTACAGGACACCATTTCCGACTGGCTCTGGGATCCGTTTGATCTGGAATCCGGCATCATACGGGAGTATCGGAACATCACCGTCACACAAGAAGAAGCGAATGTCACGGTATACGGCTGTGAAAATACGATTCTGTATCCCACACTGCTGGTGACTGCCGTATCCGCAGGGGACTTGCAGGTGACAACGCCGCAGGGAGCCATTCTGACTTTCCAGATGCGGCAGGGTGAAAACACATTTGCGTCTGCTTTCCCGCTGCGTGCCGGAAAGAACACGGTGCGGTTTCGGTGTAAGAGTACCAACAAGGCGACCGTCGGCATTCAGTTTCGGGAGGTGCGTTTGTAATGGCAGCAGTGTACACGGTTCGGTTTTATCCGTACAAGGTGTATGATAATCAGCACTGGTACACCGGCGAGAAATACCCGTATGCAATGCTGCATGATCCGACACAGCCAGACCGGTTTCTGATGGATACGCAGCTGGAAATTGCACAGAGCAAGTCCGGCAATTTTACGTTTACGATCACCAAGGAAAACCCGCTGTACAGCCGGCTGCGGCAGGACATGCAGTGGGAGGTGGCAGTTTTCCGTGACAGTTCCAGATGTGTCTGGGCAGGGTATCCTACCGAACGCAGCACGGACATTTACGGCAAGACCATATTCACCTGCGAGGGGGTGCTGGGATACCTGAATCAGGTCTATTTGCCGGCATTCAGCTTTTCCGGCATATCTCCCAGCGAGCTGATCAGACGGGTGGTTTTCAACTGGTACAACACAGAGATCACGCCGGATTCCGGCGAGGACACTTCCAAGAGCCGCCACAAGTGCTTTGCAAACGGCTATATCGGGGATTTCGACACCGATGAAAACGGGAAAGAGCGAAAGATCACCCGTTATACAGACAAGTCATTGACGGCTATGGATATTTTGCAGACCAGACTGGTGGACTACTTCGGCGGCGATCTGCATGTGAAAATGGCAGCTGCTCCGGAGGTGACAGACGAACTGTGGGAGCTGCACTATCAGTCGCCGGACACGAGCAACATCAATCCGCACACGCTGGAAATCGGGAAGAACGTTGTGGAAGTGGACTATCAGTACGACACCCAAAATTTTTACACTGCACTGGTGCCCACGGACAAGGACAACAACATTCTGGTCACGGCAAACAACGACGTGCAGAGCGTGACAGACGGACACCAGACGATCACCGCCGTGCGGCGGAAAAACAGCGTGATCTTTCGAAACGTGAAGCTGGTGAAAACCTACGGGCTGCTGGTTGGCTTGTATCAGACGGAATCTGAAATTGCAGATTCGGCGAGCCTGATCGGTTCCACGTTGTCGAAAGCGGCGAACTTAAAGCCGCCGAAGGTGTCGTTTTCCGTACACGCCAAGGATACGACAATGCTGACCGGCGATGCACCGCTGGAGATCGGGCAGTATGTGCAGTTCAGCCACCCGCAAAGGACACTGCATGCAATGATGCTGATCTCAAAGATCACCATGAAGCTGGAAGACCCGACACAGAACGAAATTGAACTTAGCGGATACGCAGACGGAAATCCGCTGCGTTTCTGATGCAGAAAGGAGGGAAACAGAACAATGGCAGACTATACGCTTTCGGCAAAGATCACCGGTGATGCGTCCAAGTTTCAGAAAGCTATGCAGCAGGCGGAAACGTCTATGCAGAAGCTGAACCAGAAATTCGGCAGTTTTGGCGGGGCACTGGAAACACTGGGCGGGAAAATGACATCAGCCGGCACCAAGATTACGGCTCTGGAAGCTGCGGCAGGCGGGGCGGCGGTGGCTCTCGGCACACAGGCGGTAAAAGCCGGAGCGTCCTTCGAAGCCGAGATGTCCAAGGTTTCCGCAATTTCCGGCAGTACCGGCAACGATTTGAAAGCCCTCACAGACAAAGCCAAGGAAATGGGCAAGAAAACGAAGTTTTCCGCCACAGAATCCGCCGAAGCTTTTGAGTATATGGCAATGGCGGGCTGGAAAACTGACGACATGCTGAACGGCATTGAGGGCATCATGAATCTGGCGGCGGCATCAGGTGAAGACCTTGCGACCACGTCGGACATTGTTACAGACGCTCTGACGGCGTTCGGGTTAAGTGCATCGGATTCCGCAGAGTTTTCTGACGTGCTTGCCGCCGCGTCCAGCAATGCTAACACCAACGTGTCAATGATGGGCGATACGTTCAAGTACGTTGCACCGGTCGCCGGTGCACTGGGATACTCGGTACAGGATACCGCCATAGCAGTGGGCTTAATGGCAAACAGCGGCATCAAGGCGAGCCAAGCCGGAACATCACTGCGGGCGATCCTTTCCAGACTGGCGAAGCCGACCGAGCAGGTGCAGACAGCCATGAACGAACTGGGAATCTCTCTGACAGATTCCAACGGCAATATGAAATCCATGCGGCAGGTCATGGAGGACATGCGAAACGGCTTTTCCGGTCTGACCAAAGACCAGCAGGCAAATTACGCGGCGACTATCGGCGGGCAGGAAGCGATGAGCGGACTGCTTGCCATTGTCAACGCCTCGGAAGAAGATTTCAACAAGCTTACAACTGCCATTGACGGCAGCGAGGGAACCTGTAAGAACATGGCGAATACCATGCAGAAGAATTTATCTGGACAATTCACGATATTGAAAAGCCAGATTGAAGGTATCAATATCCAGATTTTCGAAAAAATGGAGCCGGCTTTGTTACAGGTTGTTCAGGCAGCAAATGGCATGATTTCCGCATTTAACGCCGCGAAAGATGCGGGCGGTGTCGGAAAAGGCATAGAAGCCGCAATCAAGGCACTGGACGGTATGGTGAGTGCCGGTGCAATTTCTGATGTGTTTTCCACAATTGCGGACAAGCTGCAACTGGTATACGACAAGCTGAAAAGCCTGAAGGATTCCGGCGTTCCCATTGAAAAAATTGCCGCTGCTGCGGCTGCACTGGGACCGACTCTGGTCGTTGCCGGAAAAGCTTCCACAGTATTGGGCGGCGGCTTCCAGAGCGTTTCCGGTATCATCGGTTCGCTTTCCGGCGTGTTCGGCGGAGCCAAAAGCGAAATATCAGGGCTGGCAGGCTGGTTCGGAAAGTTTAGCGGACTGCTGAAAAATGCAAAAGGTTCGCTGCTGGCTGCCGGCGGGGCATTTCAAACACTTTTCGGGAAAATGAAGCTGATTGGCGGCGGCATTTTCGGAAAAATCGGCACAGGGCTGTCTGCTCTTGCTTCGAAATTCTCCGGCATCACCGGACCGATCAAAAACGTTGCCGCCCTGCTCGGTGGGAAAGTTTCCGCGGTATTTGGAAAAGTAAGCGGGGTGTTCAGCAAAATTGGCGGCGTGTTCGGGGCTGTCGGAGAAAAACTGGCACCGTTGATCAGTGGGTTCCAAGACTTCGCTGTCAAAATCGGCGGGGCATTGTCCAGTGTCTTGCAGGTCGCCGGCAGCTTCGGCGGGCAGTTCACTTCCATTTTGATGAAAGCATTCGGCTTCGGGGCGATCGGCGGCTTGATTCTGGTGGGTCTGGGACTGATTCAGAAGAACTTCGGGGACAAAATCGGCGAGATACTCACCATGGTACAAGAAAAAGCACCGCAGATCATCACGGACTTCTGCACCGGTATCACAGAAAAGATTCCGGAGTTGATTTCACAGGGTGCGGCATTGGTAGGAAACCTTCTGGATACGCTGACAGCACTTGCCCCTTCTATTATCAGCGGCGGTGCAAATATTTTGGTCAGCCTTGCCGCCGGATTTGCGGAAGGACTTCCAGCTCTGTTAGAAAAAGCAGGCGGATTGATAATTTCCATTGTACAGGCACTGACTGAAAAATTGCCTGTGGTCCTGAATACCGGCATGCAGATTATCAGTAGTTTGGTGCAGGGCATTTCCGGCTTCCTGCCGGAGCTGATTCCTGCGGCAGTAGAAATGATACTGACACTTGCGGATAGCTTGGTAGACCAGCTCCCTGATCTGATCGACAGCGGTATTCAGCTGCTGGAAGCAGTGGTAGAGGGCATTCTGACGGCACTGCCGAAAATCACGGAAAAAGCTCCCGAGATCATTATGAAGCTGGCGGACACCCTGATCGAAAAAGGCCCCGAGCTGATTCTCACCGCCGCTGAACTGATGATAAAGCTGGCAGAAGGACTGATTCAGGCAATCCCCACACTGGTCGCTAAGATTCCGGAAATCGTCCAGCATATCAAGGACAAGTTTCTGGAAACGGACTGGTCGGAACTGGGGCGGCAAATGATGAACCTACTGGTAGACGGTCTGAAAGCGGTTGCAAATCTGGCAATCGGCGGCATCAATCTGCTGATCGACGGTGTGAACCTGATACCGGGCTTTAATATACCGCAAATACCCTATCTGGCACACGGTACAGAGAACTGGCAAGGCGGCTTTGCCCGCATGAACGAGGGCGGCAGAGGTGAGCTGGTAAATCTGCCGGACGGCACACAGGTGATACCGCACGACCTGAGCCGGCAGTACGCAAAAGAAGCTGCACGTATGAACAGCGGCGGCTATGCGGTCAGCATTGACTACGTGGCAATCGGGAACGCGGTTGCAGAGGCAATGGCTGGTGTGGATATGCACACCACGCTGGAACTGGACGGAAAAGCAGTGGCAGACGTGACAACACCATATATCGACAAGAATCTGGGGCACAGAGCCCAGCTGTCCAGTCGATATGCAAGGTAAGGAGGCAGACACATGGCAATACTGAACACCGCTACCGGAACGGTGGCAGGAGATGTGGCACAGATTCGCACGGCAATTTACGGCAGGGAAGTCCGTGCGTCCATTGCAGAAGCAATTGAACTGCTGGACAGCAGCGTCAACGGTGACGGGGAGGACAGCTTAAAAAGCCGCCTTGCTGCGTTGCAGGTGGAATTGGAAGCCCTGCGGAAAGAGGCAGAAAGCGTACCGAATTTGCAGGAACGGCTACAGGCGGCAGAAGCAAAGCTTACAGCATTGCAGGAGGCTATCAGGACACTGCAAAACCACGCTCACAATATCGATGCGGGATTTGTGCCGATGTTTGAGGCAGGGCACAGCGGGCTGAACTGGACGGTGTACCGATGGGCAGACGGCACCACAACCTTTGACCGTATCAGGGAAAACCCTGCTCTTGCGGGAACGGAAATCATTCTGGGCAATGCCAGATACCGGTACGCGAACGCGGTAGTAGGAGAGGACGGCGTAGTTCCGGTGTTCTGCGGCAGACTGGAATTTCAGGGCATCGTAGACGGCACAGAAGACGGCGTTGTCAACGAAAGAGGACATCATCTGCCCTGCGGGTACTTTATCACAGAGAGTACCTCCGGTGATGAGGAACTGGTGCTGTATGACGCGGACGAGAACCGTATCGCTGCCGATGCAGACGGCGATCTGGAACAGTGTGCGACCTTGTACGGGGAAGACAATACCGTGAAAGGTTTCCGCATCGGGAAAGACAAAAAGGTGTATCTGAGTGACCTGCTCCGGCGGCTGGATACACTGGAAGCAAGTCAATGATATGGAGGTGATACCATATGCCGGATATATCCAGTTCACTTTCCAAGCGGGAGGTCAACGCACGGCAGAATACCTACACGAAGTCGGAAATCGACCTCAAAGACGGTGCAATACAGGCAATCGCCGAAGCCGCCCAGACTACGGCAGATGCCGCGGAAAAGAAGAATCAGGAGCAGGATCAGTTGATTGCGGAGTTGCAGAGGTCGTCGCACTCACATAGTAACCAAGCTGTGCTGGATAAGACGGAACAGCCGTACACCACAGCAGAGCGGGATAAACTGGCAGGGCTGGAGAACTACACTCACCCAACCCACGCCGCCCACGTGAAAGGATTTTACAAGTTTGCAAGCGACGGTGAAGGGCATGTCACGGACGCGGGAAAGGTGACAAAAAAAGACATCACAGACCTCGGTATTCCGGATAAGGACACTAATACGACGTATAGGTTGGTACAAGACGGAATCGCAATCAACATGTTAGGCTCTGATGGCTCCAGTTCAGAAGTGGGTTTAAAACCAACGATCACAAAAAGGCTTTATGGCTGGATAAATCATGAAGTAAACACGGATGACACGGGAAAAATTCTAATAGACGCATATTTGGGTGCATCTCCGGTTAGATGGGATTCAGTTTTGACAGAGCCTACAAAAGTAAAAGTTGGATACGATGTCGATGGGCAAGTGAAAACTCTAATCACGGATTTTGCAAATGACATCTTGGTGTATAATGTGGTGAGCCAAAATTGCAGTACCACTGTAACAGGCAAGTGGAATTTGGTAGAAGGAAACGCAAACAAAGTTTATGGAAACAACAATCTCGTTGGCGGTGAGCACAACCAAATTACGGAGCACGGAGGCAGTTCGGTGGTGTCTGGCTATGGGCTTTACTGCGATGCTGTAAATCAAACGGTGCTAGGAAGATACAATGCCAAAGATACAGGCTCCGTTGACAACGCTTGGAACTCATACTACGGTAAATATGTACTAATCATCGGGAACGGTTCTGACAGCAATACGGGGCGTTCAAACGCATTTGCTGTAGACTGGGACGGAAACTTGTGGTGCGGGAAAGATAAAACATCGCTGAATGCTCAGGTAGCGTCTAAGCAAGACAAGCTCACCGCCGGCACGAACATCACGATCAGTGGTAGCGCCATCAGCGCGAAAGACACCACCTACAACGATGCCACACAGTCTGCACATGGTCTGATGACTGCGGCGGATAAGAAGAAGCTTGCCGGCATCGCTGCCGGTGCCGAGGTGAATCAGAACGCATTCTCCACAATCGCAACGGGCTCCGCGAGATACGCTGCCACGGCAAAGCAGAGTGCTTTTTTGATAGACGGGGACAGTGGAACGTCGGTAAGCCTTGATACCAAGACCGGTCGCCTGACAGTATCAAGCCACACCCATGACAACAAGGCAGTGCTTGACCAGCTGAGCGATGAACAGTGGAAGTTTATCAACGGTGCGGCAAACAAAGCACACGTCCATGACAATAAGGCGGTGCTGGATAAGACAACAGCGTCATACACGGCGGCGGATAAGAAAAAGTTGGACGGTATCGCTGCTGGTGCAACCAAGGTCGCGGTAGACAGTGCCTTGTCTGCTACCTCCACAAATCCGGTGCAGAACAAAGCTGTAAAAGCCGCACTGGACAGCAAGTCAGCATCTGGTCATACACATGCGATGATAACAAACAGTGCTCTTTGGGTAAGCGGTGCCAACAACACCGCAAAATGGGTTAAGCTAGGCACGCTGGTATCCTCCGGTAATTTCAGCAATGCCATGATACGTGTATGGAGCGGCGATGGAGCAAATGGTCGTGCGAACCAAAACTCTTCTTTTGAAGTTCAGATCAAGGACGGATGGCAATCCACAGAGTCGGCGACAAAAGCGTGCGGCGTTACAGTATATCGTATCAACTGTAGTAGTGTCAAAGTCAAAGTGATACCTACAGCACATGACACATATACCGTTTGGGCGTATATGCCTTGGGGGTACTGGAATGGAAATTACGCTATATATGGCAAATACAAGTCTTGGACATCTCAACATTTGATACAGTCTGAGGAACCAGAAGGCACAGGTGCCGATACAGCGTACTATGACCATGCATTTCTAACCAGCACTGTAGCCAACGCCACCACCTGGAACGGCTTGATAAACGACGTTGATACATACAACTCGTCAGACACGTGGATTTTAGTGAAAAAGGATAATCGGATTCAGCATCGATATGCGGGCGAACTGGACGTAAACTCAGCCAAAACACTGGTTGATTCTGGGTGGCAAAAGCCAACATTCCCAAGCGGTGTAAAAAGTAGCTCTATACGATACCGTAAGCAAGGGAAGATCGTGTCTGTAACTGGCTATGTACAATTTTCCACAGCACAGACTACGATTACGGTATTTACTCTACCTACAGGGTATCGCCCGCCGGCAAAAATCCAACAGTTTAATGCTGTTGATAGCTCAGCACAAGCATCGTTTTTGACCAAGATTGATACCGACGGCAAAGTCGGATTTTTTGGAAAAACGCAGGGATTTTTTACTACAGCAACTGAGTACTATATGCACTGTACATTTTTTGTAGACTAACATTTGACTTATTTTATTGACTAGGAGGAAAACATGAAAGAAACCATTTGCATGATTGCCGGCGTTGTCGGCAGTTTTATTGCCGGGCTGTTCGGCGGGTGGGACGCATCTATTCGGGCGTTGCTGTTGTTTATGGCAATCGATTTTTTGACCGGTTTGATTTTGGCAGGCGTATTCCGGAAATCCCCCAAGACAGCTTCCGGCGGTCTGCAATCGAAAATCGGCTGGAAAGGCGTTTCCCGAAAATGTGTAACGCTGCTGCTGGTTCTGATCTCTGCACAACTGGATCTGATTCTTGGCACAACGTATATCCGTGATGCAGTCTGCATCGCGTTTACTGTCAACGAGCTGATTTCCATTTTTGAAAACGCCGGACTAATGGGAATTCCCATGCCGGCGGCGTTAAAAAAAGCAATTGACTTGCTGCAAAGCAAGGGAAAGGAAGATTAATTATGGCAATTTTAACCCCAGACAAAACAACCACGCTCGGCGGTGTGACCGTCAAGGAGTATCTGCTGACAAAGCACAACCCCAATCGTATTGACATGCCGACAGCACAGCTGACAGGCAAGGTGCTGGGCGTGACGATCCACAACACTGACCGCATCAAGACTGCCGCCGGCACTACGCCAGCAGAGCAGTACACCCGTGCGACTGTCAACGGCAACATGAAGACCGTGCGGGTACACTACTATGTGGACAGCACCTGTGCGTGGCAGAATCTGCCGCTGTCGCTGTCCGGCTGGCATGCTGCCGACGGCAGCGGAAATGGCAACCGCAGAACCATTGCCATTGAGTGCATCATGAATGGCAGCGGTGACGCAGCAGACAAGCGGGCAGAGGAAAATGCTGTACGTCTGGCAGCTGCACTTCTGAAACAGTATGGATTGGGCATCAACCACCTGTACACGCACACACACTGGCTCAACGTCCGCGACGGGCGGAACGGGACCGTGGATCAGCTGAACACCATGCACAACAGTTATAAAATGTGCCCGGCGTATATCCTGCCGCACTGGACGGCTTTCAAAACAAAGGTACAAGCCTATCTGAATGGCACTTCCGCTGCAAAGCCGGCTGCATCGAACCCACTGCGATACGACTGGAAGCAGGGGCAGGCGGTACGGCTGTACAAGACCAGGACACAGCTGTTTTCCAGTGACACGGCTACCAAGGCGGCAAACACGTTACCAGCTGGCGTGTACTACATCTACGACGGCAAGCAGTGCAAGCTGGGACGTTTCCGGATCACAACGCGTAAGGCGTACTGCGGTAAGACACCGGCAGGGAAGTACGTTACGGGATACGTGAGTGTGGATAATTTTCGGGAAGTTTGACGGCAGTATAAGTAAATAACAAGCAAAAAAACCGGCAGTACAGCAGAAGATTTCCTGTTTTGTACTGCCGGTTTTTTGTTGTTGACAATCGAAAGAAAATGTGCTATACTATTTTTTGAAAATATTGGAGATAGCAAGCAATGACGGTGTAAGAATTGTAAGTTCGCACTTTGTTGCATCGCCTCCACCACGAAGAAATGCGTATTTTTAAAGTAAGAAAACGCAGCGAAAAAAGCCGTAGATACGTAATTACACGTATTTACGGCTTTTTTGTTTTCTCAGAAATATGCACTTTTGTTCAATGCGGGGTCAGGAAGAACAATATCCGACGCATTTTTTGTCGCTGTGTCTTGAAATTCACTTGTGAAAAAACAGTGCGACAGTGCGACAGAAAAACATTACTGCATTACGGTTTTCCTGTAGATTCCTGTTATTCCGGTAAATTCCTGTTGTTTTCAGTGCTTTTTTGGCTGTGTCCTAAGCTTGAGATTCTCTCTTTTCCGAAGAAACTGTGCGACAATGCGACAGCTGTTTTACCATGCAAAATTTTCTAAAAATAAAATACGTAGGTGCAGCATGGGGTTACTCTGAAAATGCAGTAAAGCCCGTATCAACCCCAAAAATCAAATATATATTATAATTCCGGTAAGGTAAATTATTTCAGCCTTACCGGAATTTTTGTTTTTGGAGGAACTTGAAATGGAAGAAGAAGTAAGAATCTGTGACTACTGCGGAAGAGTGCTTGCAGAGGGAGAGGGCACACCGGTAGACGATGAACTGCTCTGCGACGATTGTGTCGAGGAACACTGCGTCACCTGCGACCACTGCGGCGAAACCATCTGGGAACAGAACAGCGTTTCCGATGAAGACACCTGCCTTTGTCAGGACTGCTTCGATGCCCACTACTACCGCTGCGAATCCTGCGGGCAGATCGTTCCGGAAAGCCTCGTCTGCTGGCACAGCGACTTGCCCTACTGCGAAAGATGCTTCGACGAGTTTGAGGACGAGATCGAGGAATACGGCTACAAACCCACACCTATCTTTTACGGAAACGGAAAGCGATACTTTGGCGTGGAACTGGAAGTGGATGAAGGCGGCAAGGACAACGACAACGCCGCCAGCCTCAAAAGCATCGCCAATGTGCATGAGGAAAACATTTACATCAAGTCGGATGGCAGCTTGGAAGACGGTTTTGAGATCGTCTCTCATCCCATGACCTTAGAGTATCACACAGAGAAAATGAACTGGAAAGAAATTCTCCAGGAGGCAGTCTCCATGGGCTACCGTTCTCATCAGACCAGTACTTGCGGTCTGCACGTTCACGTCAACCGCAATGCCTTTGGCGACAATCAGACAGAACAGGAAGATGTCATCAGCCGGATCCTGTTCTTTGTGGAAAAGCATTGGAACGAGTTGTTCACATTCAGCCGCAGAAGCAGCTACAACATGAGCCGATGGAGTGCAAGGTTTGGCTTCGAGAAAACCGGAAAACAAATCCTGGAGAAAGCCAAAAGCGGCTGCAACGGCAGATACGTTGCGGTCAATCTGAACAACTACCACACCATTGAGTTTCGCCTGTTCCGAGGGACCCTCAAATACAACACCTTCATCGCCACATTGCAGATGGTCAGCCACATCTGTGATGCGGCGATTTCTTTGTCTGAGGAAGGCATCGATGCCATGAGCTGGTCGGAATTTGTAAGCTCCATTCGGGAACCGGAACTGATCCAGTATCTCAAAGAGAGAAGACTGTACGTCAATGAAATGGTAACAGAAAGCGAGGAGATGTAACATGTGTGCAGTGTTTGGTTTCTTAGACTACAAGGGTAAAATCAGCAATGCAGTTTTGAAAAGGCTGATATACTACCTCTCAGTCGCTGCGGAAGTCCGTGGCACAGACGCAACGGGCATCGCCTACGTCCGGGATGGCAGCATGGTCACCTACAAAAAGCCGAAACCGGCTCACAAGGTCAAGCTGTTCTTTCCCAGAGATACGAGGGCAGTCATCGGACACACCCGGTTTACGACACAGGGCAGCGAGAAGCGGAACTGTAACAACCACCCGTTCAAGGGGCACTGCGGCAAAGAGTCGTTTGCCCTCGCCCACAACGGCGTGCTGTACAACGACAGGGAGCTTCGCCGGGAACAGCATCTCCCAACGACACCGATCGAAACCGACACCTACGTCGCCGTGCAGCTTCTGGAACAGGGACAGAACCTTGACGCAGAAAACATCAAACGCATGGCAGAGCTTGTGGAAGGCAGTTTTGTCTTTACAATTTTGAGAAATGACAATACGCTGTTTCTGGTGAAAGGCAATAATCCTTTGACAGTTTATCATTTCCCCACATTAGGGCTGTACATCTACGCCAGTACAAAGAGCATTTTGGATAATGCTCTGAAAAAGGTAAATCTGAATGGCAAGTACAGCGAAGTCGATGTTTCAGAGGGTGAAATCGTCAAAATATCTTCGAGTGGCAATCTCCATAAGAGCACATTTGAAATGCAGGACTACATCCACACCATGTTCAACCCGTACAATTGGAATCAACTGGACTATGCAAAATGGTGGATGGAAGATGAGCGGGAAGAATTGTTGCTGGAGTACTGCGGCACATTTGGCG